TGGAAGCTGTTCTCACCAACCGCACGAACCATCTGGAGAGGAACGTATGGGCAGTAGAACAGTCCGGCGTCATAAGGTGAAGTTCCCTTATAACCGACAACGTAGTATTGCGAAGCAGCCACGTTAGCAGCATACGGATCAACGTAAACCTTGTAACGGCCGTTCATGACACCAGCAAATGTTGTCTGTGTGTCATCGACGTTAAGGTTGTTGTTGAGAGCAGGCGTGTAATCAAGCACACCAGCCATCTGAAGGGCAGAAGCAACGTCAGCCGATACAATCAGCATGTTACCTTTACCACGACGAGTTCTCTGACCAATCGCATTCGCATCTCTTTCGATAGCGAACATCAGGCCTTTGAACTTCTCAACCGACCAACGACCATTGGAGTCTGTGTCCAAGTCGAAGATACCGGCAGTCGTTGTGTTAACCGCAGCACCCTTTTCAGCAGTCTTGTAAATCGAGCGAACAACCTCACGGTTGATTTCAGCAAGAATTTCTGTCGAAAGAATGTTAGCAAGTTCTGTTTCGGCATCCAAACCGTGGATCGCCTTGAGGTCCTGAGCAAGTTCCATCGAATACTCAGCTTTCAGAGCACGAGAAACCGCCGTAACCGTTGACTTATCAATGCTGAATGACATCTCAGCAAAAGCATTTGTAGCACTATCACCAAGCGCTTCAGCTTCAGCAGTTGTCATACCAGTTGCAAATGTGTAAGTTCCAGCAGTAGGACTATCGTTAAGAACGGCAGGGTTGCTTTCACTCGCACCAATGTCTCCACCACCGATTGTACCAGCAGCGTTCTGGTTCGAGAAATCACCAGAGAAGCCGTTAGCGGCCGCACCAGTTGTCTCATCGACCAATGCTTCTTCACCGTCCATCGACAGGTGACGAGCACGCATCGCAAAGATAAGACCCGTAGGACCAGTCATTGGCTGGACACCACAGATATCATAAGCAATGAGGTTAGGCATCGCACGGCGAACTAGTGAGATCAAAATTGGGTCCCAGTTCGATACGCCGGATGTGTTGCCTGTTGGAACACTTTCCGAAAGGAAAGCAGCGTCTTCTTTAAGAGCAGCTTCTTGGTTCTCAAGAATTACCGTGGTAACAGCCCGACGATACGAATCTTCAATCTGGGGAAGATCAGGATGTTGGAGGACCGGCGACCACTTTTCTTGTAGATGTTCTGTTTGAAACATTTGTTTCTCCTTTATTAATTATTACATCTATTTATTATGTTTATAATTTAAACAGCGCCTTTGATACGTTTTTCTGTACGACCAATAGCAGACATATACGCCTTCATTGCGTCAGTCGTATCAATGTCCTGTTCGGCGCTACCATAGTTATCATCATCATTATCATAAGTCTCACTGGAGCTTACTTTCGGGAAATAACTTTCCTTCAGAGTGCCCAACTTCTCACGGAATGTGTCTTGATCACTAAAATCAATCTCTTCTGTGAGTGACTTAAACTTCTCAAACTGTGTATCGGACAAATCAGAGGCAGCCTCTGAAATGACCTGTTCCCGAACTAATTCAGAGTTTGCAGTTTTCATTTCAATATTTTGCTCCATGATACTATTCAACTGCTCTTCCAGTTCAGCAATTTTCTCAGATTGTGCTTCAAGAACATCATACTTTTCGTC